CTTCGGTCCAGAGATCCTTCCATGCACGAAGCTTGTCGCTGCGAGCAGTTTGCTTCTGCTTCCAAATACCCTGTTGAAAATTGGCCAGAGGAATGTAGTCAAAGAGATGCAGTACAGCATCGTTGGCTTCAACATTGCTCTTGCGATGCACCTGCTTCATGAGATCCTGAAAACTAGAGCTCATAACCTCGCCGTCGAACACCACAGGCTCAGTGAGACCGGTCGCTGTCTTTGCAAACTGTTCGCAGATGTGAGCAAAGTTTACCAGTTCTTTGCCGTTGCGGCTGTACTGGTTTACACGACCGTTAGGATAAACAATGGTGAGCACTCGCACACCATCGAGTTTGACTTCCACAAGCTTTTTGCCACCAACCTTGCTTTCGTGGTTGGCGCTGTCATGTGCCAACTGGCATTCAAACACCGGAATGCTATAACGAGGATTGATCTTTTTTACAACCTTGTTAACTGTGGTTTCGCTGACACCACATCGTAGATCCTTGGTAAGGATACGCATGTACCAGTCGTTCCACTCGGTCTTTTTGGCAGACTTGAGACAGAGTTCAATGGCGTTACGGGCCGCATCGCCAGTGAGCCTGCGGTCGGCTAAGTTGTTAGCCAGTGTACGAAATGCCTTCCATGGTAAGCCTTGTCCATCGGGTCCACCATGCTTGGGTACTTTCTTGACCCCAAAAGTAATCATAGGATCAAGTGCTAGGCGCATACCTTCAAACAGCTCGTCATTGCCTGCACGAGCTTCGGTTTCAAGGATAGCTTCTTTGTTGAGTCGACTTGAATGGTTCTCGAGAGAGTGAATATTAAACGGACAGGTACTCATATAGATCCAGTCGTCTCATGAAAAAATAGGGGGCTTTGGCCCGCCCCCCAAGGGCCCAAGAAATTAGGCGGCCTTGGAAACCGGACCGTTCTTAACCAAGTCAGCAACCTTACGCTTGGTGCGCTTGGCGAGTTCCTCGGCAATGGCCATACCAGCGTGACCCGGGATGTTCTTGGCATGCAAGAACTCCAGCGCCGCAACCTTGGAAAAAGGCTTGGGCAGATCATACAGTTGAATATCAGTATGACCAGTCTTGACCAGCGTCTTAATGCGGGTCATGTCGGTTGCAAAACGTGCCTTAGTTCTACCATCCTTAGTAGAATAGCCGGCAACGGTAAAGAGTTTATCAGACATTTAGGTTACTCCTGTGTGTGTCTAACTTAGCAAGAAACCGCTTGCTGTCGGAGTGAGCTCTTGCTCATATTCTTATTATACCGTAAAGAGGTTGATAGGTCAACCACTTTTGGCAAAATCAAAATCTTTTTCATACTGCTAAAGGAAACTTTACCTGGCCCAGAGCGGCAAGCATAAGCTGGCCCTCAAAGTCTGTTGGCAGGACCTGGTCTCGTTGAGCCACAACTACATCATTATAGCCCTTGCGGCGTTTGGTCCAGGCAACCTGCTCGGCTTCGTACCATCTGCGATAAACCTTGAAAGTCAAGGTGCCACCGGTACGACCCCAAAAGCTGATTGTATTATCTGCCATGGTTCGATAACCCCAGATCTTATTTGAAGTGCCTTCCTTGAATTGCAAAACTACCATCTTGCTCATATTATTACCTCTGTCGGTACATCTGTTGCAGTTGCACCAGTACGTCTTACTGGTACTCGTAGTGACCCATTTATGACCAGTTTCCTCTACTGCGCTCATATCGCCTGCACCTCATTAGGTTATCAGTCACTCTCCTGCTCGAGACTCTGCTCGAACTCGTTAACCAACAGGTATGCGAACTTTTGGCAGAAGATGTTGAACCACAGTTTATCAAATACTTCGGACTCACCGCCCATGGCTTCCACAGCGATCTTACGCAGTTCTGCGTTCATACGGTCTCCTTGAGTTAGGCTAATTTAAACAGTTGAGTGATATGTTTACAGGCACCTCGGAATGTAAAGCCAGGACAGGTGCAGGTCCGTGCTTCGGGATCAACATGGTAGACATTGCCTTTGGAACCTACCACTTTAATCAGATGTGATCCGGCATCCTTGACATCGAACAAACTGATGTTGGCCTTGACAAATTTGCGGCCGCGGCGATCAATTTTCATCTTGCCGCTGAGATATTCAGGTTGGCCTTTGCCCCATTTGATGTAGGCTTTGACACGGTCACCATCCAGCAAATAAACGTGGTTGGGCGGGCGCTTGACGCCTTTCCAAACTGTGACTTCGCGTAGGGCTTCCATTGCTGATCCTTGTTATTTACTGTTCCTATATTGTAACAAACCTAGTCCGTTTTGTCAACCGTTTTTGTTGCATTTTCGCAATGCTATCGGCCCAACATAGGGTTCTTGATCCTGACTTTCATCCTAGCGCCACTCTGTTGCGTTCGGTCTCATTGAGCCAATGCTCGTACTCTTTGCAGTACTGCGTCCACCGCTCATAGTCGATCCTTACTTCGATGCTAAAGGTTTCAATATTCTGTTTAACATGCGCCAGCATTGCCGGATTCATCCCTGCGGTAACTTCAGCCAAATGCGGGAATTCGCGGCTACCAGGCACAGCACCTTATCCTACAAATACCACTTCGTTAACAATGGCATCGCGAGCAGCATCGCCATTAGAACCACAACTATTGTAAAGATAATCAAACCCCCAGAATAAAAGAATAGGTAATAAAACTTAGAGGCCAAAAAATCTTTAAATTTTTTTAGCGAATTGCAAAAGTAGTCAAGTACAGTCATATTAACCCCAGTCCTTCTTGTCGCCATTGGGCCAATGGCGCCAGGCCCTGGCGCCATTGGCTTCGTTGTCGTTGAAGCCGGCAGTATAGGCCGCAATTTCATCTGAAGCAAAATTAAGTATCATCTCTGTCAGCCCAACACGTTTGGAGGTTCCTGTATCCCCTACATAGTAATGAGGATCAAATCTTCGGCCATAGTAGCTATCGTCTGCACCTCGATCATAGGCACCGCCGTGGCGTTGATCATATTTTACTTCAACTATTTTTTTCATCATCCGCTCCTTAAAGTAGGAACGGCTGTCCACATAACACCACAGCCCAGTAGACCAACCAGTACAGTCATATTAACCCCAGTCCTTCTTGTCGCCATTGGCTTCGTTGTCGTTGTAACCTGCGTAGTAGGCCGCAACCTCATCTGCGGTCATCTCTTCAAAGGAGACCATCTTCGAACTGTAGGTAGCACCCTTGAAATAGTGCGGATTATGGCCACGATTGTAGTAAGAATCAGCGGCACCACGATCGTAAGGACCACCGTGGCGCTTATCGTATTTTGCGGCCGGTATGGGCGAAGAAACTGTAAACATCATTGACTCCTTTAACAATCACTCAAGGTTGGTATAACAGCCCACATGGTTCCACAACCAAGGAAGCTGACTAGAACTCCAATGGCCAGTTCGCTGTTAGTGATGCTGCCTTCTACAAGGCCCACACCGAACATGACAACAACCAAGCCGGTACAAAATACAAACATGGCAAACTTTTCTGACATCGGGCAGTTTCCTTTGTTTTAGACTTGTTGATAAGGTGTTTTCCAGGAACCAACATTCAGATGGATATAGAACGCAGTATCGAAATAATCCACTCGGGCATCGCTGCGATCATACCACTTGCGGTCGCTTGCGGTCTTGATGATCTTGAGCACTTCACTGAGGGTGTTTTTGGCGTCACCAGTGAAATGCTCGTGGAACCAAAATTCATTGACCTGCATGCTATCCTTGGCAAGTGAACCGCCGCGCAGGCCCCCGGGACGCTCCTGCACAGTGTCGTTATAATTCTTAAAGAAGTCGATAGGACCTTGTTTGATAGTGACTTCAATGCCCAGGCCACCGCTGCTCTTGCGGCAATTGAAACGGAAACTTGGAAAGCGAGCCTTGAGCTCGTTGCGGATTTGTTTCACTTCTTGTGCTCTGATATAAGCCAAAAGTATCTCCTGTTGTATACTGTATCAATATTATAGAGGGAAATACCATTTTTGGTCAACCACTCAAAACACATT